CCAGGGTAGAGAGCCGAACGGTGGGCCCGACGGGACCCGGCGACGATCCTCCAGGCGCGGGACGGGGTGGCAAGGACTGGAAGATCCGTCCTCAAGACGACCGATCGTGTGGCCCGCTTTCGCTGGGTCGACACGAGAAGCCATCTCGCTGGAAGGAAATTCCCGTCCTTGACTGGGCCCCTGAGGAACGATACGCACCTCTCGGCGAAGACCCCATTCCAACGGGATCGAACGCGCTTTCTGGGATTGGGTTTTCCACCAATCACCGTCATCAAGCGCGCGTATCCCGCGAGCGTAACAGGAGTCGCGACCCCCAGCAAGTCGTCCCCGACGACCACTACTGGTGGAGGCGAGTCCACGCTCCAATGCGGGTCTTCCGCTGCGGCGATTTCCCACAGAGCCAAATTGGCCATACATAGTATGGGCCATGCCAAAGGGGAGCCCATTAGGGCACCCCGGCTCGATGTCCGACGGACACCGTTTGGCCATGTGAGATCTCGCGGCCCGAGAAGGCGCCTACCGGCGAGGCGGAGAACCCCGTCCTCGGATTCCCCACCCCCGTCACAGAACCCCTCCCAGAGGGCCAAGATGGCCCACTGGGACAGGGTATCCGTAGCGGCGGTGAGGTCCTCGGACAGGACATCCGCCCCGCCTGCCACTCCACGGCGGAACGGTCCCGTGACAGACTCCTCTGAGATCGGGTTGGCGGCAGTGCCTGTGATCCTTAGATCACGGGCTGAGACCGTGTCCATCCAACACCTGAGGAGGAGACCCGCTTGGATCTCCACTTCAGGGTGGACAGACACAACTCGTGCCTTCCAACCCGGCTCAGAGAGGGCTGCCACGCGGGCGGGAACAGCACCAGTCTTCGCGGCCACATCCCGAACGCAGATCCACCCAGTATACTGGGGGCCTGCCAGACGCTCCCATACTCCAATGGGGACGTCCTCGGGACGTGATGCCACAAAGACGGGGTCAGCACAAGGAGCAACTCTTCCATAGAGTTCGCTCCCAGACTTGGAATGCCCCCCAGCTGACCGGGGTGCCTCTAACGAGGCACCACCGGACACTGCCAGGGACGTCCAAGTGCGGTCTTTAGCCGCTCTGGCCCCCTTCTGGTGCGCCCACCGGGCGGCCCACATCCTAAGACGCTCCTCTAGACGCTTGTCTAGGGGGACATCCGAGGTGAGGGTCGCCTGGTGCTCCTTGAGGGCCTTCTCGACAACCGTCTGATCACCAGGCGGCAGGGCACGACCCAGGTATGACACCTGGAGAACACCTTCTGCCGTCCGGAGCCGACGGACACTGGTCGAGAGGCCCCCTAGGAACCCGCCCGGAAGCATGTCTCGCTTCAGCGGCCCCGCAAGGGCACTGGAGCGGCAGGAGGTGGCCAGGTCCTTTAGGACCTTAGCCACCGCCGCCGCACCAGAGTTGACTCCCATGCGGAACAACTTTGAAGCGAAGCACACCACCGACCGCGCCGCGCGTCTCCCTTTTGCCGTCCTCGGGTCGAGCCAGATGCGCCCCCTGTTTGCCGCCGTCAATCCGGCAACCAATGAACGCCAACAGGCGTCCATGGTTGCTAGAAGACGACGGCGAGCGAGGGGTGACATCTGGGCCAGGCGGGCAAGGGTCGCACTGCGACTCTTACCTGCCCCCGGGGACAGCTTCACTAGAGCACGTGGCCAAGGAACGACCCTCCCCACTTTCGCGGGTGAGGGTGCCATCGTTCCCTGGCGCACGTGACGGACTGAGGTAGCCGTCCCCCCCTTGGGGGGGGCGGCCGCGACCGCCGCACTAACTTTCCTTTCGGAAGAAAGATAGGCGGTCCTCAGCTCTGCCACGTCGTGCCAGAGGCCACACAGGGTGATGGGGAAACCCACCATCCTCCCTTGTTGTGTCTTCGGACGCG